CACCCCGGCGGCGCTGGCGGACTCCAGGTGGCGGATGTGGGCCTGGCGAGCGTCCTCCAGGATCGCGGCGAAGTCGTTGGCCTCCAGCGCGATCAGGTCCAGCTCGGGCTTGAGCAGGAAGCCCTTGCCGTAGAAGCGGATGGCGATCGAGGGGATCAGGCCGCCGGACTGCTCGCAGGCCTTGGCCCACATCTCCCGGCTGATCGAGACCGACGCGGCCTGGGTGGCCTTGCCGTCCCAGGCAAGCGCGTGCGGCTGCTCGCGCTGGTCGTTCTTGCCGTCCATCTGGTCCCGCCAGTGACTGCCCGAGCCCTTGGTCTTGCGGCCGTCGAGCAGGTCGGCCAGGAAGTCCTCGTGCTTGTCGGACATATCGCGGGTGCTGGGCTTACTGACCACGGGTGATCGCCTCCACATCGCCGGGCTGGCAGCTCATGCAGATCTGGAAGCTCTTGCCGACCGGCGCCAGCGTCTGCCGGTCGAGCAGCGGGGTGTCCCAGAAGAACTGGCCACCGATGAACTCGTGCCCGCAGGTCAGGCACTTCACGGCGTCCTGGTCCGGGTAGTCGTCGGGCTTGAAGCGGCGCCGAACCGACCGGCCGTAGACGTGCGCGGCGAGGTAACGCGCCAGCTCGGGGTCGATCAGGCGACCGGAGAAGCCTGTCCGAGCCTCGTCCACGGCGTGCTTGATCCGCGACTCCCGCAGCTCGCGCAGCATCCGGCGGGTGGCGAGCACCAGGAAGCCGAGACCGGGGATCAGCACCAGCGAGAGGCCGACTGCCCACATCCAGGGATCCACGTCAGCCCTCCTTGAGGGGATCGGTGATGACCTCGCCCGCCCGGGTGGCCAGGACCTTCTCCCGGATGACCTCGCGAGCCTCCGCGTTCTCGCGCAGGTGCTTCACGGCCGCGTCCTCGCCCTGGTGCTTCGAGCCGTCCGGAAAGCCGAAGTAGGCGCCCCGGCGGTCGAAGACGCCCGGGATGTTGCGCGCGGTGTTGAAGACGTCGCGGGCCACGTCCAGGCCGATCGGACCGTACTTGTCGGTGGTCTGGTTCCAGAAGGTCGCCAGCGCGGTGCGCCTGGGCGGGGCGACCTTGTTCTTCTCGACGAACATGGCGATCTCCTGGCCCGCCTGGACCTCATCGCCCTTGCCGCCGATCATGTACGGCTTGGTGCCCGTCCGCTTGAACTGGACGCGGTGCGTGGTCACGTGGCCCAGCGCGAAGCCGCCGGTCCGGGTGATGTCGGCGCCGTAGGCGAGGTTCGCCCGGACCTGGTTGATGATGTTCAGGATGGCGCCGGTGCGGCCCATGTCCGCCGAGCAGATCTTCACCATGCGGGTGATGACCTTGGCCACGGCGGCCACGGTGGCCTCGTCGGCGTCCTTCTCCTTCTCGGTCTGGGTGATCATGGCGCCGACGGAGTCCAGCGTGATGAAGCCGAACATCGGCTCGCCGTTGTCCTCGGCGTTGACCAGCTCCTTGACCAGGTCGGCGACCTCCTCAGCGTTGCCTGGCTGGACCAGGATGAACCGGTTCTCGCTCAGATCGACGCCGTGCGCGGCCGCCCATTCCAGGTCGAAAGTGCCCTCGACGTCGATCCAGGCGGCCAGCTTGTTCGGCTCAGCCTTCTGGAACGCGGCGGTCGAGACGTTGAGCATGGTCGACTTGCCGGTCTGCTCCCGGCCCCACAGCTCATTCAGGCGGCCCTTGACCCAGCCGCCCGACCCCAGCGCGTAGTCCAGGGCCAGCGAGCCGGTGGAGACGACCTCCGGCGGCCCGCCCTTCAGGTCCCGGATGCTGACATCCTCGTGGCGCGTCTCCAGCGTGGTGAGGAACTTCGCCAGCGCTGCCTTGCTCGGGCTCATTCGGTCACTCCTTGAATCGGGATGAAGGTGTCCAGACGGCAGCCCCGGTCTCCCTTGGTGACCAGCGCGTACGCCAGACCGCCCTTCACGAATTGGTGGCCCTGCTGCTCCCAGAAGGAGGGGAAGGCAGCGGCGGTGAACGACCCGCGCGGGGTCGAGAGGGTGACGATCGCCATGTCGTCGCCCTTCTTGGTCTGGATCTTGCGGACGCCCTGGACCACGGCGGCCACCATGTAATTGCCGAGCCCGCCGCTCTCGATCTCGTCGGCGGTCGCGAACTGCTCCATGTCCTCGGCGGGAATGACGTCGAACGGGGTGGAGGAGAGGTAGGTCCCGAGCAGCTCCTGCTCGATCGCACGGATCTCCGCGTTCGTGTACGGCGCCACCGTGACGTCCTCGGGCCCGGCGGCCTGGGTCCACTGGCGGCAGCCCTTCGAGCAGGTCTTCGGCGGCGCCTTCCGGCGCTCCAGCTTGCCCGGCTGGCGCGCGCTCTCCCGCTCCGGCTCGTGCTCCCAGTCGAACCCGCAGGGCAGCCGCCAGTCCGTGGCCTGAGGGGTCGGCTCCGGCTTCCCCCGGACCGGACTGGGCATCCAGACCACGTAGCGCTCTCCGGCGCGGTGAGCGCACTGCTGGGCGGCCGGAAGGGCGTCGAACGCCAGCCGCCGCTCCAGCACCCGCCGGTTGGGCTCCAGGGAGTCGAACACCCCGAGCTTGACCATGGTGGCGATGTGGCCCTTGTTGACCTTCGGGCCCCGGCGCTCGATGAAGTCGTCCCAGGAGGTGTAAGGCTGCCCGGCGATGATCGACTCGACGGCGACCGCGCCCAGGCCCTTGATCTTGTCCAGGCCGTAGCGGATGTCCAGGCCGGTGTCGCCCAGGGAGAACCCGCGCCCGGAGAGGTTGATGTCCGGCGGCAGCACCTTGTACCCCATCCGGCGCGCCTCCTCGACGAAGGCGGGCAGGTTCTCGTCCTTGACGGTCGAGAGCGCCCCGCAGAGGAAGTAGAGCGGGTAGTGGAACTTGAACCAGGCAGTCCAGACGCCCAGGATGGCGTAGGCGAGCGCGTGGGCGAAGCCGAAGCTGTACCGCGCGAACTCCTCCATCTGCGCCCACAGCTCGCGCGTGACGGCCTCGTCGGTGCCGTTGGCCATGGCGCGTTCGATGAAGATCGCGCCCTGCTTCTTGGCCTCCTCGACCTTCTTCTTGCCGAGGATCTTCCGGACCTTGTCGGCCTCGACGTCGTCGTAGTTCGCGAGCACCATGCACAGCTTCATCAGCTGCTCCTGGTAGATCATCGCGCCCCAGGTCTTGCCCAGGACCTCGCGCATCCGCTCGTCCGGGTAGTAGATGTCCTCCTCGCCCTTGCGGCGGGCCAGGTACCGGTCAGTCAGCCCCGAGCGCGCCGGGCCGGGCCGGACCAGCGTCACCATGTCGGCCAGCTCGTGCAGCCCGGCGGGCTTCATCCGCCGGGACATCGCGGTGCCGATCGCCGAGCCGATCTGGAACAGCCCGAGGCAGTGACCCTTCGCGATTTCGTCGTAGAGCAGCGGGTCTTCCAGCTCCTCGGTCCAGGCGTAGGGGTTGATCCGCTTGCCGGTGTTCTCGTGGATCAGGTCCATCGCCTTCTGGATCATGTCCAGGTTGGCGATGTTGAGCAGGTCGAACTTCACGTACCCGAGCAGCTCCAGCACCTTCAGGTCGAATTGGGCGATCATCGTGCCGTCCTCGCCCATTCGCAGCGGGAGGTTCTCCGTGAGCGGGTGGTCCGGGTCGATGATCACGCCCGCCGGGTGCTTGCCGTAGCTCTTCAGGCGCCCATGGAACTTCTGGGCGTACAGGAAGACGTCGGGATAGCGCTCGGCGTAGGGCTCCAGCAGCTCCCCGGCGCGGTCCCACAGCTCGTCCCAGGACAGCCCGAGCCCGGCGGTGTCGCCCTCGGCCGCCTCGATGATCGCCGACAGCTCCATGATGTCGGTCCAGTGCCCCTCGGGCAGGGACTCCTTCAGCGCACGGGCCACGGACTGGATGACGCTCTTGGACTTCAGCCGCATGTGCGTGCCGACGGTGGCCACGTTCGCCTCGCCCCAGCGCTTCGCGACGTACCCGTACATCTCGGCCTTCTTCGAGCTGGGGAAGTCGATGTCGAAGTCCGGCAGCTCGGTGCGGCCCTTGGTCATGAACCGTTCGAAGAGGACGTCGTGCTCGACCGGGTCGATCTCGGTGATGCCGAGCAGGTACGCCACCAGCGAGCCGCCGCCGGAGCCACGGCCGGGGCCGACCAGGATGCCGTTGTCCTTCGCGTAGCCGACGAGGTCGGCCACCATGAGGAAGTAGCCCGCGAAGCCCTTCTGGGCGATCATGGTGAACTCGTTCTCGAACCGTCGCATGTAGACGGTCGCGCCGTGCTTCTTCCCGCCGGTGCGCTCGTCCCAGCGGTCCATGCACTGGGTCAGCAGCCGCTCGATGTCGTGCTTGGCGGGGTCCGGGTGCTCGGCGGTCTTGCGCGAATAGACCGGGTTGTGGCTCGACAGCTCGATCTTCGCAGTGCAGCGATCGGCGATCACCTTGGTGTTGGCGATCGCGCGATCCAGGATGTTCCGGGACCACTTGGCCAGATCAGCGCGCCCGGCATCGGCGCGACGCTGGTCGTTCACGTCTGTCCCGGCACCGACCCAGTTGATGTACTCCAGCTGGTCACGGACCTCGGCTTCGGTCATGAGGTGGTAGTCCTCGTCGCCCTCGAACATCGAGCTGTCGGCCAGCTCGTCGAGGGTCTTGCCGATGGCCGAAGCCAGCCAGGTCTTGTGTGCGCGCTTGTCGTCGCGCGTGGCGTAGTGAGAGTCGCAGGTGATGACCGGCTCGATACCGTAGGCGAAGGCCTGCTCCAGCAACCAGATGTTGCCCTTGACCTGGTCACCTTGCGAGCCGGGCTGGATCTCCGCGTAGAGCCGGTCGCCGAAGATCTCCTTGAGCCGCAGCAGGTTCGAGAGCGCCAGCTCCTCGTTCCCCTTGATAAAGGGGTTCAGCACCGGCCCGCCGAGGCACGCCGTCGAGCACATGACGCCCTTGTTCAGGCGCTGCAAGGTGTCCCAGTCCAGACGGGCGTACTTGCCCCACAGACCGTCCCGATAGGACTCGGTGCTCATGGCCCAGAGGTTCTTCAGCCCCTCGTCGTCCATGGCCCACAGGATCAGGTGCCAGTAGTCGGTGACCTTGCCCTCGCGGGAGAACCGGTCATCGACGAAGTAGGCCTCCAAGCCGAAGATCGGCTTGATGCCCTCGGCCTCGCAGGCGATCTGGAAGTCCGGATGCGCCGAGCAGACGCCGTGGTCGGTGACCGCGACGGCGGTGTTGCCGTCGGCCTTCACGGTGGAGACGATCTCCTTGACGGTCGCCAAGCCGTCGAGGGGAGAAAACTCTGAGTGAGTGTGCAAGTGCACAAAGTTGCCAGACATGCGGGTCCCTGTGATTCCTCTGGTACGGGAGGGATACGCACTCGACGGGGCCAAGCCCTGGGTGTGGCCCCGTCGAGGCGTGCGTATCTTAGCTGACCTGGGCCAGGATCAGGCTTCGGCGTTCTCTTCCGCGCCCGGGAAGCTGCCCATCATGCCCGCCTGCTTGAACAGCCGGTCCCGCATGGCGGCGACGTCCTCGGGGTCCGCGTCGTCCTCGGCGGCCGGAGCCGCTGCCTGGGTGCCGACGCCACTCTCGCGGTCGGCCTTGGCCTCGTCGCGCTTGTCGTCGTCCTTCTTGGTCTGCGGGTGCTCGTGACCCGGCCGGTTGTCGAAGAAGGTGTCGAAGCGCTGGTCGGAGGCCTGCTCGGAGATGATCTCCTCCAGGTCCACGAACTTCTCGTACTTGGCCTTGATCTCGGGGTCCTCCAGGGACCAGCGGACGACCTCGCCCTGGTCGTTCCGGTAGTCCATCGGGTCCATGGCCACGATGTCGTACTCGGTCTCCAGGCCCTCACCGCGCCGGGTGATCCTGAAGTCCCGGTCGAGCACCGTCCCGTACGTGTCCCAGACGGCCTGGATCCCGCCGAAGAAGTTCTTCGAGGACTGGTTGATGACGATGATCTCCGGCACCTTCTTGGTGCTGGTGACCTTGCCCTCGTCGTCGGTCTGCTGCTCCTCGACCATCTTGTCCCGGAAGCCGATGATCTTGCCGATCTTGCTGGCCGGGCAGAGACCCTTGTCGACGGCGGCCTGGGTACCCCGGACCTCCTCGCGGACCAGCGCCCGCGCCCAGAGCTTCACGGCCGGGTAGTACTTGCCGCGCTTGTTCTTCGGGTTCTCCATGTGGTCGCAGATGAAGCACTCGCCGTCGTACTCGGGGAAGACCAGCTCCCCGTTGTCCGGGTTCTTCTGCTTCCGGCACACCGCACCCATGGCGGTCGGCCACTTCTTCTTGTCCTCGTCCTTGACGTCCTTCTGCCAGTCCGGCGGCGCGCCCTTGGTGGGGACGAAGGAGTGCTGGTAGACGTACGGCCACTCGTTCGAGTCGTCGATGAGCCGGATGACGATCGACTCGCCGTCCTTCAGCTGGAGGTACTTGGTCTTCTTGAAGTCGCCGAACTGCTTCTTGGAGGCCTCTTCGCGGGCCGCCTGGCCACCCCTGCCGAAATTCGCCATTCTTTTTCCTGTTCTCTTCTTTTCCGGTTCTTGGGTCTAGCGGTCGTGGGTCATTCGTGGGTTTGTCGTGTTATTCAGTTAGGTCTGCGATCAGCGCTTCCGCCGCAGCTGCGGCCATCTCCTCGTCCGGCGTCATGTCCTCGCGCAGGTAGATGGTGCGGACACCATACGTCCTGGCTACGACAAAACGAGAGTCCGTCCGGCCGCGCCCGATGTAGCCGACGCAGACCTTGGTCGTCACCTCCAGTGCGGCGAGCTGGCTGACCAGCAGTTCTTGCCAGCGACCGAGCCGGGTGACCTCAGTGCACCCGGTCCCCCAGCGGTAGTAGCCCCACCGCCAGAAGGTCTCGATCAGCAGATCTTCATCCTTGCACGGATCCTGCCCATCTGGGTACTGCTCGTTTGGGTAGTGTTCGTCACCCGGGACCGGGATGTCCCACCCCATCTTCTTCAGGATCTCGCGCTGCGTGGCCCGCGTGTCGTTGCTGGGCTTCATCGCGGCGGCCATTCTTTTGACCATGTCCAGCAGCGCCTCGACCTGGATCTCATCCATGTGCTGCTTCCCGAATGGCGCCATGTCGTATTTCCGGCGTTCGGTTTCGTTCAGCAGCAGCTTGAACACCCGGGTCAGATAGACGCTCTTCTCGCCGTCGATCCGGTGGTAGGCCAGCCGGAGGGCCTTCTTCGTGATGCCGGTGAACGGCCACTCGAAGCCCAGCGCCCGGTAGTAGCCGTTCACGTCCCAGATGACTCCGGGCGTGACGGTCAGCGTCACGCAGCTGGACGCCTCCAGCGGGCCTTCCCCGCCGCGCTTGGGAAGGTCGTGGCGCCGGTCCGGCTCCTGATCGGGGACCAGGAAGCCGGAGATGTCCAGCTGCCGGTAGGTCACTCGCCCTCCGGGCGCGCTTCGTCGGCCTCAGCGGCTCCCTCCGCCGCCGGAGCGTCCTCGGCGGGCTCAGCGGCCGCCAGGCGGCTCATCGCGGTCCTGGAGAGCCCCTGGGGGTCCTCCTGGTCCACCTCGACGGTTCCGTGCTCGACTCCGAACTTGCGCAGCGGCATGATCATCCTTCCCACTTCATCAGGCTCTCGTACCCCGGCCACTTCCAGAGCGACCACGGCATCGCGTTGGCGACCCGCTCATCCACCACATCGTCGGGAAGATCAGCAGGGTCAGTGTCACGGTACTTCCAGTCCACCACCCGTAGGGGTACATACCGGCGCAGCTCGGCGATGGCGTGCCTGGTGCCCTTCCACCCGGCGTCGTCCGGGTCGAACCAGAGCGTGATCGAGCGCGCCTTGTGCAGGATCCGCAGCTGCGGGTCGGTCAGGTGCTTGCCGAAGCTGGCCACCATCGGCTGGTGGTGGGTGTGCCGCAGCACCGACATCGGGCTCTCCACCAGGACGATGTCCTGGCCCGGCCCCGGCCAGCCGTAGAGCACCCGATCCCGGGGGAACTTCACGCTGTTCTTGTACTTCGGGTTGGCGTCCTCCGGCCGGATGGCGCGCGCCTGCCAGCCGAGCAGCTTGCCCTCCCAGAACAGCGGGATGATGATCCGCTCCTGCGTGGGCAGCGGGATCTTCTCGCCGTTCTCGTCCAGCTCCAGCTCGCCCTCGGCGTCGCGCTTCCAGCCCATCGGGTAGTGCCGGGCATAGCCGATCTTGAACCGCTGGCAGTTCTCCTCGGGGATCCCCCGGCACTTGATCCGGGCGCCGGGCTGCGGTGGGTCGGTCATGTACGGGTGGGTGACCGGGAAGGTCCAGGGAGCCAGCGCGCTGTCCGGGTAGACGTTCATCGGCTCGGGCCGAGCGTCCTGCTTGGTGAAGATCGCCTCCAGGATCTCGACGACGCGCTTGCCGTCCATCGACCGGCCGCCGATGCCGGTCTGGTCGCCCAGCCAGCGGAAGGCCTCGTCGGTCTCGATGTCCTTGGTGACCGCGATGAACCACAGCAGGCCGCCCTGGGCGCCGCAGCCGAGGCAGTTGAAGGCCAGCCGCTCGTAGTTCAGGCTCGCCGAGGGGTTGCGGTCGCCGTTGCGATGCGCGTTCGGGATCGGGCAGGAGTGGATGATCTCCTTCTTGGCATTCGGCGCCCGGACGTTGCGCGCGCCGATCTCGTTCAGCAGGTCCTGGCACAGCTGAAGCTTGATCACGTCGGGCAGCAGCGAGGCCTCGAAGAAGGGCGTCGTGGGGGCGTTCTTGAAGCCCCGGCCGATGCTAGGCACCGAGCGCCACCTCCCGCATGACCCGGATGTCGCCGACACCGAGCCGCCAGACCATCTCCCAGGCCTCCGGCAGCTCCTCGACGCGGCGCCCCTTGAGCTTCTGGAGCAGCGCGCCGTCCTCGTTGGTCTCGGTCGGCTGCCGCAGCAGGCTGAAGACGAAGTCCGGCGTCCGCTCCATCTCCGAGGACTCGGCCAGGTGCTCCATGTCGTAGCGGCCCAGCCGGGCGGCCTGCTCCTTGCCCTCGCGGTTGATCTGGGCCAGCACCAGGGCCGGGATCTTCTCCTTGCCCTCGGAGATCAGGACGTACAGCTCCTTCATGATCTCCGCGACGATCTCGTTGCGCTTGTGGGTGTAGGACCCGACCACGGCCTCGATGTGGGACAGCTGGTCGATGATCACCGACTCGCCGCCGAGGGCGAACACCCGGCGGATGAGCGAGACCGGGTCCCGGTCGCCGCGCTCGGGCATGATGATCACCGGCGAGTGCTCGGTCTGCTGGATCCGGTCCTTGGCCGCGTGGAAGCGGCTCAGGGCGCCTTGCTCCAGGGTGCCCTTCTGCCACTTCTCGTAGGCGAGCCCGGCCATCATGCAGGCCATCCGGTCGGTGATCATCTCGACGCTGTTCTCCAGCGTGTAGAGGATCGTCCGGCGGCCGCGCCGCCATTCGGCCAGCGCGGACTTGATGGCGAACCAGGTCTTGCCGGACCCGGCGTACCCGGCGAAGACAGCCATCTCGCCGTCCCGGACGCCCATCGTGTAGTTGTCGATCTCCGGCAGGCCGAAGGTCAGCCCCTGGATGTGCATCCGGGCGATGGCGCGCTCCTGGTACCGAGCCCAGGCGTGGTCCAGGCCGATGTCCAGCGGCATCTCGTCGTAGTGGCTGATCAGCTTGTTCGTGAGGGCATGGAAGCGCCCCGAGTACTCCTTCACGACGGCCGTCTTGTCCGGCGGCGCGGCGTTGGTCAGCTCGTTGGCCAGCTGGATGGTCAGCTCGTTCACCTGGTCCTCGGCGAACCGGGTGCGCAGCTGGGCGACGGCCCATTCGATCGAGTCGGTCTCGTACTGGTCCTCGATGACCAGGTCGACTTTCTCCATCTGGTCGCCCCAGGTCTCCAGGATCCCCTCACGGGTGGGCGCGACGGTCCGGCCCGAGCGGAAGTAGGCGTCGATCACCCAGCCCACGATCTGCGGGGCCAGCTCGCCCGGGATGCACTCGCGGATGGCGGGGCTGGAGAAGCCCTCGCGCACGAGGTAATCGAGGCTGTCTGCGTTGGTCAGGTGGCTGAAGAGAACCTCTTCGGCGTGGTTCATTGCGGCTCCGGTGCGCCAGGAAGTCGATCAGGTCAGGAGACCATACAGCCCCCGCCGGGGGAGCGGGGGCCGTATGGCCGTGATCTTCAGAGCAGGGCGGCGATCTTCGCGGCGAAGACCCGGTCCGATGCCCGGTCGAAGCGCGCCACGCTCATCGGCGCGCCCAGCCACTCGCCCCCGGCCTCCTCGAAGACGTACCGGGCGATGGCCATGGCCTGGTCGCCCCAGCGGTCCTGGAAGCCCATGAAGATCGTGTTCTCCCGGCGGGGCTCGCGCGGGAACGGCGCGATCTCCTCCAGCTTGCCGATCACGTAGTTCCGCAGCGCCTCCCACTCCGAGTGGGGTGCGAAGTCGTTGCGGTGGGTCGGGATCCGGGACGGGGCGGCCGGTGCAGGAGCGGGCTCCTCGATGGGGGTCACGGTGACCCGCTCCTGCACCGCCGGAACCTCGTCCCGATGCGCCTGGACAGCCGTTCCGGTGTCCTCGTCCAGGTCCTCGGTGAAGTTCAGCACGGGTTCTTCCTCTCGCGGTAAATTCTGACATCTGCCCAGGTCAGAGCAGTTTTTACGAACGTCCTTCCAGGACGTTCCGGTAGACCCATGTCCGAAATGGAATCACGATCCGGTCCATCGTCTTGCGCAGGGGCTCTTGATCGTAAGTCGGCTCGGAGTGGATCTCCAGCATCCGGGTTTCGGGACGGTTTACCAGCAACTGGCGTACCGCGTCTTCACCCGGCTGGAGGATGAACCAGCACTCGGCATCCGCCCCGGCCAGATATCCGGTCACCCGCTCGGTAACACGCCCGAGGCAGACGGTGATCGTGATCTTCTGGCCGAGCTTCACACTGCGAGCGGCCTGCATGAGCGTCGCGGTCGCGCGCTCCTGCGTGCCCTCCTTTGGTGTGTCGGTCGGCGTGCTCTGCACGTGGTCCTCCTGGCGTTCCTCCCTGGGGGCACACATTGGGGTGCGGCCCCAGGGCAATGGGCAGGGTCTAGGGGGTCGACCTCCCTTCCGGCGTCGCGCTGCTGCGCCGCAGCGGGCGCCCGATCGGCCTGGACGCGGTCCAGAGCGTGCCGTTGCGGTAGCTGGCCTGGATCTGGTTCAGCTCGTACCTGGCCAGGAACTGGTCCAGGAGGTCGCCCTCCGGCGTGCCGTGCATCGGGCGCGCGAAGCGCCGGATGTCGTTGATCATCTGCGGGACGGGGTTCTCGTCGCGCAGGCTCATCAGCTTGCGGTTGCGCTGGACCTTCTCCAGCTCCTCGGGGTACTTGGCCTGGACGGCGTGCTCGAAGGCCCAGTCGTGGTCCCGCATCAGCTTCAGGGCCTTCTTCGGGCCGACGCCCCGGATGCCGTCGATGTTGTCCGACGTGTCGCCGGTGAGCGCGCCGATGACCGGCCACTGGGAGGGGTAGAAGCCGTGCTTGTTCTGGAAGTCGATCCGGTCCCAGCGCTCGTAGACCCCGCCGCCGACCGGCTTGCGCGCGGTGGTCTCCACGCCCCACGGGTTCTTGCCCAGCAGCTGGTAGAGGTCCTTGTCGCCGGAGAGGATGACGATCTCCTGGGCCTCCTTGATGACCCACCACCACGAGGCGATCAGGTCGTCGGCCTCGTACTCGGGATGCAGCCGCTGGTGCGCACCGGCGGCGTTGAGGAAGCCGCCCATCAGCGCGAAGGTGGAGATCTGCTCGCGCTGCTGGCCGTCCGGCATCGGCTTGCGGTTCGCCTTGTAGGTCGGCAACAGGCCGTGCCGGTAGCGGCTCTTGCCGTCCCAGGCCACGGCCACGTGGGTCGGCTGCACCTCGCCGACGACCTTCGCGATCGAGTTGATGAAGAACATCAGCGCGGCCGTCGGCGTGCCGTCCTCCGACGACATCGTGCTGGCCGCCCAGGAGGCATGAGCCGCCCGGGAGGCGATGTTGTTGCCGTCGACCAGCAGGTAGATGGGCTTCACGGGGTTTCGCTCTCTGCGCGGGCCATTCCGGCGAGCACCTTCATGGCGATGTGGTTGGACAGGCCGCGCCAGAGCTGGACGGCGGCGGCCCGGCGCTGCGGACCGGTGCTGGGCAGCTCCTCGGTGGCGTCGAGGTGCTCCAGGATCAGCTCGACCGCCCGGCTCATCTCCTCGTCGACCACGTCGCGAGGGTTGGGCCGGGGGCCGTGCTGGGAGCCGCTGATGTGCTCGCAGGCCTCGCAGAGCACCATGCCGTCGTCGTGCAGGCATTCGTGGGTGGCGGTGCGCTTGCGGCAGCCGTTGCACGTCAGGCCCTCGTGGTGCTCGCAGCGATCGAACGAGAAGGCTCGCTGCGTGACGCACATCGAGCCGTCCCTCAGCCCGAAGCCGCAGATGGGCGTCTCGGTCACGCGACCTCCCAGTGCAGCGTCTCGCCACGCCGGATGGCCCGCGCGGCCTCGTCCACCGCGCGCTCGTACTCCGCGTTGCTGAAGGGTGCCGGTTCCCGGCCCGCGTCCCACAGTTCCAGCCGCTCCAGCACCAGCAGGATCAGCTGACGGCGGGCGGGCAGCTGGCCGTTCCAGTGCGCCAGCAGGAAGCCGGTGTCGCCGATCTGGAGTCCGTGCTGGATCGCCGAGGCCTTCACGTGTCGGATGATCATCGCGAACTCCGACGGCTTCATCGCTCGCTCGCGCAGCAGCAGGTGAGCGAGGTCCTCGATCTGGGCCAGGTTGAACCGGCGGTGCCCGGCGTCGGTGCGGTCCGGGTCCCAGTCCTCTCGGCGCTCCCAGAGCCGCTTGCGCAGCCAGTTCGTCGACTTGGCGAAGAAGACCTCGGCGACCTCCTTGGCGGCGTATGTGGGGCCGCTAGCGGCCATTTCGGGGGTCACCCAGCGATCGCGGTCCGGCGGTGTCAACACCCCCTCTCCGCTGATCACGAAGGGTTCGTTCGTTTCGAGCATGAGGCGCCTCCAGGGCAGAAGAGGAGACCCGGCGCCCCCTGCGACGCCGGGTCTCCTCGGGATCAGTCGTTCTTGCGCAGGTACAGCGACGCGCGGGCCGAGCCGGTCCGGGTGCCCTCCAGGAGCAGGTGCGCGCGGCCCGGGTTCTTCCGGAGCCACTCCAGCGCGCGGGCCTCGTCGACCACGCGGATCTGGCGGGTCAGCGCCAGGAAGTCCTCCTGCGTGATCACCTCGTCCTCGACGAGGTCGCGAAGGCGGTCGATGTCCAGCTCGGTCTTGCCGCCCGCGACCTCGCGGGTGAGCTTGACGTCCAGGCCCGGGACGACGGCCGAGGTCTTGTCCTCGACGATCGCCCAGCCCTCCTTGGTGTGCTGGGTGTCGAGGTCGATCTTCCCGTCGTGCGCGGCGACCGCGTCGAAGTGGTTGAAGATCGCGGCCTTGATCTGCTCGCGCGAGGCGGTGAGACCCTTCGAGGCCTTGTCCCACTCCACGTAGGTGCGGGTGAGCGTCTCCAGCTCGGTGGCGGTCAGCATCCGGCGCCGGTCCGGCAGGTCCAGCTCGGCGAGCAGCTTGCCGACACGGGAGACGGCCTCTTCGGCCTCCTCGTTGAGCGCGGCGCTGCGCGGGATCGGCGTCTCGGCCAGCGCGACGAGGTCCTTCTCCGGCCGCGCGGCGTTGAGCACGTCGGTGACGGTGGCCTTGACCTTGGACAACGCGGCGCGCACGCCGTTCAGCTGCGGGGTCGGGGTGACCTCGGTGGTTTCGGACATGGGCCCTCCCGGGGCGGTAGGTGATCAAGTGACTTCAGTGTGTCGACTGGATCAGAATACCGTACCCGGATCAGGATTTCAATCCCTGGTGTTCAACCCGAGGAACTCGCGCCGGTCGGCGGCGGTGATGTAGCCGTCGTCGGAGTCGCCGCCCACCAGGTCGTCGTGGGCCTCGTTCCGCTTGATCATCTTGCGGACGATGCCCTCTTCGACGGTGTCCTCGGCGATCATGGTGTAGCAGGTCACCAGGTCGTGGGTCGAACCGATCCGGTGCGCCCGGTTGATCCGCTGGGTCCGGCGGGCGTAGGACAGCGCGCTCTCGTACTCGAAGACGTACTGGGCGTTCTGGAGGTTCAAGCCCTGGCTGGCCGCGTCCGAGGCCAGCAGGATCTCGGCCTGGCCGGAGACGAAGGCGTTCTTACTCTGCTCGTTCTCCGCCAGCGACCGGCCGCCGTGGTACTCGACCACGGCGAAGCCCGCCTTACGCAGGTCCTCGCCGAGCGCGCGCAGCACCGACCGGCCGAAGAAGGAGAACACGATCGCCTGGCTGCCCTGGCCCTTGACCAGCGGGTTGAGCCGCGCGATGAGGTCGACCGACTTCGACGAGGGCACCTCGCGCAGCGCCTGCGCGCCGACGATGTCCACGATCGTCTGCGAGATCTTGTTCCCGGCGTAGAGGTGGCTGGCCGGGTGCCCGGCGGTCATCCGGAGCACGGTGAAGGCCAGGTCCGCGATGCTCTGCGGGACGTCCTCGTCGCCCGGGAAGATCATCTCGTTGATGGCCGTGTAGAGCTTCTTGTGCGCGGGCTCCAGCGGCACCCACAGCGACTTCTCGACCTGTTTCGGGAACTGCTCCCGCACGTCCTCGTCGGTCTTGTGCTTGATCAGGCAGATCGGCCGGAAGGTCTTGGCGAACTCCTCGGCGGCGTGCGCGCGGTAGATGTAGTGGCCGTAGATGTCCCGGCCTCGGGTGAACTGCTCCTCGAAGCTGGCCACGGTCATCATCCGGGCGGGCGCGAGGATCCGGCCGACGTTGTAGCTGTCCTCGATGTCGCGCTCGACCGGCGTGGCGGTCAGGCCGATGACGCGCTGATGCGCCAGCTTGCGCAGTTCCTTCAGCACGTACTCGAAGGCCTTGTGTCGCTGGCTGCCGCGCGAGCGCAGCGCGGTGGTCTCGTCGAACAGCCAGAGCACCCGCTTCCCGCGCAGCCCCAGGGCGCCCATCAGCGGACCGTCCACGATCTTCTTGGACTTGCGCCCCTCGATCTCGACCTGGTCCACCAGGTCGGTGCGCAGGGTGTCGTAAGTGGACACCAGGACGTGCGGTGTTCCGTTCTTGGCCAAGCGCTTCTGCCGTCCGGACCCGTGGTAGACGGCGGCCGAGAGCGTGGTGAACTGCTCGAATTCCTTGCGCCAGTCGACGATCTTGTTCTTCTCGGCGACCACGATCACCTGATCGACCCGGCCGTCCTCCATCAGCAGCGCGGCCAGAGCCATCCCGAAGACGGTCTTGCCGAGCCCGGTGTCCCAGCCGACGAGCTGGCCTTGGCTCCCGCCGTCCTCGGTGCGCAGGTAGGCCTTGGCCACATCCTCGGCCTGGAACGGGTACAGCCCGCGCGGCGAGTAGAAGTTCGCGCCGTTGGGCAGCTCCCGCGCCGGGACGAAGACGGGAGCCACCTCAGCGGCGGTCACGCGGCTACCTCGGCGGGCAGGGTCAGCGTCACCTGGTACTGGAAGGCCCGGTCGCTGCCCTCCACCGGCTTCAGGGCGCGGATCTCGTCGGAGACGCAGCGCAGGATCGGCACGGCACCGGGAAGCGCACGCGGGAACTGGGCGGTGAAGAGCACCTCCAGCGCCTCCTCGCGCACCTCGCGCTGGGCGTGCGCCACGAAACCGTCCAGCTCGATGAACCAGGGGCCGGGGTCGTGCAGCGCGCGCTCCAGGGCGTGAGCCATCGTGACCGCTCGGGAAACCGCGAGGTCGAACGACATGGCTGGCCCTTTCTGGCTGGTCACTCTCCGATCATTGTCGCAGGTCAGCGCGAATAGCTCAATAAAGAAGGCCGAATAGCTCGCTTATTGCGGCTCTTTGGGGTAAGAAGACGAGCCCTTTGTGGTGTGAAAGTCCTTCGGATCCCCAGGCCAGGCAAGCAAACGGGCCGCCCTCCCGGAGGAAGACGGCCCGTCGCGAAAGGGTGCTACTCGCGCACGGCGGCCACCGGCGCCGCGACCTCCTTGGCCGGAGGCGCGAACACCTGGGTCCGCAGGTACCAGGCCACACCGGCCTCCACGAGCACCATGGCGCCCGCCTGGACCTCCGGGCTGATGTGGAACCGCAGCGCCAGCGCGAGGGCGATCAGGGCCTTCAGCAGACCGGCCACCGTGGGCGCGGCCTTCTCCTTCGAGACCGCCAGCGCGGTGAGGAAGCCGAAGACGGCGGTCACGACCGCGATGATCGCGCCGTTGAACTCCTCGCTCACGTGCAGGATCGGCGTGAGGAAAACCAGTACGCCGGAGATGAGCTGGAGCCACTGCGCGGGCTCGCGGCCCAGGAACAGGACCGGCTTCGCCGGTTCGAGGGTCGTCATGATCCTTTTCTTCCCTTCTCGGATGGGCTTCAGCCCACGATGTCGATCTCGAAGTCCTCGGCGGCCGAGTAGTTGATGTCCGCCCAGAGCGCGCCCGGCAGGTCGTAGCGCCGGTGGCTGGTGAGCCGGTTGTTGTAGCCCGGGATCTGCGTCGGGTTGTGCCCGATGCCCTGGTGGTCGTTACCCCAGGCGAAGATGTCGCCGATCCACATCGGCTTCGAGTAGCCCTGGCCGTCGATGCGCGGCCGGACGATGATGGCGGCGCCCGCACTGCCGGACAGTTCGACTCGGACGGCGTTCGAATCCGCGTTCGGCGGGTGGACGGTGATGGTCTGCATGATCTCGACTCCTGCCTGATCGGCGGTCGGGGTGTTGGGGGTGACGACGCTGGCGCCGAGGAAGAGAGTGGCCAGCTCGGCCAGCGATCCCCGGAAGGCGTTGGCGTCGATCGGCTTGCGACCGGCCACGGTGGACGCGCTGGAGAACTGAAGGACCTTGATCTCCTGGTCTCCGAACGGGTTCCAGTAGCTCGACGGCACGCGCAGGAAGATCTGCTGCGGCGTCCCGCCGACGTTGTCCGGGTAGTGGCTCTGCCACAGCGGCTTCCGGCTCTTCATGCTCGGCGAGCCGATCTGCTGCCAGTACCACTTCGGGATGTAGCTCATCGGGTGCCGGTACCCCTGACCCTCGACCCGGCGCATGATGTCGTCGGTCAGGTCCAAGTTGCCGCCGTTGGCCTCCACGTCCGGGATGATGCCGACATCCTTGGGCACCATCGACATGATGTTGTCCGCCTGCGACTGCGCCGAGAACGAGCCGCGCTGGTAGTGGTAGGCGCAGGTGTAGAGATCGGCCTTCCGGGCGCGGTCGAGGTTGCCCGCGAAGTACTTGGACTTCCAGGCATTGCCCTCGGTCGCCTTGATGATCACGAAGTCGAACCCGGCGTTCTTCGCCGCCTGCATGTCGAAGACGCCCTGGTAGTCCGAGACGTCGAAGCCCCAGATCGTCATCGCTTCACCACCGGCACGGTGATGTCCCCGCTGTCGTGCAGCAGGTCCTGGAGGTCGTCCCAGCTCAGCCAGGCGTAACCGCCGTCGCCCCAGCCGGTGCCCCAGCTGTTGCGCAGCAGCACGGTCTCGTGCTCGACGTCGAGCCCGGCGAGGCAGACCTGGTGGCCACCGTCGAGCCGCGAGCTGAAGTCGACGCGGATCCGGTGCTCGGTGTCCGGCTCGTACATCGAGTCGTACCAGGACGTGCCGAAGGAGACCGGCTGGTCCATCAGCGCGTGCAGCACGGTCGAGAAGTGGAAGGCGTGGCGGTACTGCCAGATGTACCCGCGCGCCTTGGCCACCTTCGCCGACCAGAGGCCTGAGCTGCCGGTGTCGTCCGGCTCGTACTGGCCCGGGATGTCGGTGTCGTCGAGCCGGGTCTCTTCCCGGTAGAACTCGACCGCGTCGTCCTCGGTGAACGCCCACCCCTCCTGGTGCAGGGGCTTGGACATCAGGCAGCCGAGCATCGCGTTGGCGGTGCAGCTGCCGATGTTGCCCTGGTCCCAGGGGTCGGCCAGGAACTCGTGGATCGTCGTCTTCAGCGGACGCGGGCGGGTGACCGCGCGCGCGTCCCAGTCGATCGAGCGCGAGTCCTGGATGACGTGACGGCCGAGCCGGTACGGCCCGCCGCGTTGCTCCAGGACCGCAGCATGAATCGTCATGAGCGCTCCCTTCCGCAGGTTGGGGAGCGGAGATCAGCGGCCGGGCAGGGACGATGAACCTGTGAATTCCCCACCTTGATCAGCTGAACTATCGTCGTGTATCGTCCGGGTTCATGGACCATCACGAACCGAGCCCGTACATGACGCGTCAGGAGGTCGCGGACTACTTCGGCGTCAAGCCGATGACGGTCTACGGCTGGGCCCGCGCCAACCGGCTGCCCGAGTACAAGAACGGCAAGTTCGTTCGGTACCTCCGCACCGAGGTGGAGAACTTCCTCCAGCCCGCTGGTGGCGAGGAAGTATGATCTACCCCGCCGAGCCCGGCGGGATCGTCAGCCGCGCGATCATCCTGAACGCCAAGCTGTCCGTCCACGCCCGGCTGCTCTACGCCGTGCTCTGCTGCGTCGCTGACGACCGGCGCGAGATCGAGCGCAGCAAGCCCGAGCTAATCGACGACAGCGGCCTGTCTCGGGCCACCCTGCATCGCGCGATGGCGGAGCTGATCGAAGCTGGAATTGTCGAGGTGCACTCCTCGGTGAATTCCGATGGCGGTACCCGAACGAATCTCTACCGCCTTCAGGAAGGGGATCTCACACAGAGACTCCCCCCGGTTCACACAGAGACCCCGGGGGTCTCACAGGGAGACCCCCTCAACGAATCCCCTGCTCAGACCCCCGTCTCACAGGGAGACCCCGGGGGGTCTCAGGCAGAGACGGGGGAGGGGGTCTCAGAGGGAGACCCGGGGGCTATATA